TTTTTTGCGTCTCCTATATCTATTATATCATATATTCAGTATATAGTCAAATTAAAAATCTTAATTTTGTTTTATTAACTCGGAGGTATTTTATATATCCATATATAATAGTTAGTTCCTTACTTTTTTATTTTCTTAACATTATCAAACTTTGTAAGTCTCTTATAAAAGCACTTTATAAACTTTTTTGCCTTTTTATAATTACTAACAAAATCAACTTTCATACATTATTAACTTGTTACGGTCTTAATTCGTGCCGTTTTCGCTCTTGTTTTTGTGCCGTTTTAACCGTCAATTTTTGCTCTTGTTGCCGTCAAGGTCTCTTTATGCCTTTACGGTCTTAACTTCGTTATAATGAGCAATTATAAGGGTAAAATGCCTTATAAAATACTATGTTTTTTTTTTCGTGGTCTTATGCCGTTATGGTCTCGATTTTTTTATTTTTTGAAAATTATTACAGAAAAAAAATTATTTTGAAAACTAATACAAGGAAAAAAAATTATCATGTGTAAAGCCTCTTATAATGTGATTGTTTTTTGTTTTATCTCGAAAGTAAATCCCAAAGTCTTTAGTGCTATAATGTGATTATGTGTTAATGTCTTACTGCCCGTCAATGTGTATAATTCATTGACAAAATTAACAGGATAAAATAAATCCTTGCCATAAACGTTTTTAACTTCTATCTGTATAATCATGTGTTACCCTCCTATGAGATTTTTACAAAGGTTTTTGTCTTAAATAAATATAAATCTGTTGCCGTTTTATCAACTAAACTATTTTTCCAATCATAACCGCCTTGAAAATCAATTTTGCCTCTGTTATTACGGTATAAACTAAAGGCGTAACAGTCCGCCGTTTTTGCGTTTAATCTGTAAATACTACTTACCCGTAATCCCTGAATAGTTAATACGGCAATCGTGGTCATAAAAATATCCTGCGGTGTTTTCCTGTATTATCTTGTGTATAATTTTTATGACTTGAATACTTTGTAAGTCATTAATACATAATTTTTGAAATATTGTCCTAACATGTAGATTTTTTCGTCTATCGTCATTTTATTACCCTCCTATTAACTTGTTAAAATATCTTGTTGTATATCACTATCTAATTTTTTTATTGTATCGCTTGTATAAATCTTATACTTTTTGTAATGTGTTTTAAGGTGTAAAATACATTTTTTTAAGTTATTATAAAAAATATTCTCTTGTCTTATACCTTGTAATATATTAACTTCTTTACTATATGCAAAGTCGTTAAGTCTTAAATATACAATTTTTATATTATCAAAAATAATTCCTCTTATCGTGGTATCATAATTATCTTTAATGTAAATACCATGATTATATGGTGTATATATAATTTTATCATCTTTATATATGATTTTTTCCATGTTATTATGTCTCCAAGATTTTTTTAATACAGCTTGTGCCTAAAAAATACCTATAAACTTTAATGGCAAAGTATAATCTTTAATTTTGTAGAAGGGATTAAAACTTGTTAGATTATTGATTATGATGGTATACGGGTATACACGTATTAAAAAACTTTGTTTTGTCAAAACGGGGATTATCGCTTGCGAAAAAATCCGATAACCCTTGTATAATATCCTTTATACCTTGCGTGTCGTATGAATGGTCAATACTATCATCATACGCCTTATTGATAATACTTGCTATTGCTCTGTAATGTTTTCTATCCATTTTTAACCCTCCTATTTTATATTGTTTTGTATACTTCTATCAAATAAAATCCGTTATACTTATACGCCGTAAATCCGCCGTATGTCTTTAATAATTCTTGTATAATACTATCGGTTAAAATATTAACAGTAAAAACATACTTGTCTATATATATTGACTTCTTGCCGTCCGCATATTCACAATATCCTATATTGTTAAGACTATAAAATACAGCCTTTTCGCCTGTATTAAAAAGTGTCTGTATGTTCCGCCTTAGTGCTGTATAATCGCTATAATCAACTATGCGTATGTTGTCTATGTATACCTTGCCATTGTCTATCCAATACCCTTTAATGTCCGTTTCCGTTTTTACTACTGTATACAAGGTTAAGTTTTTCATGGTCTCTTGCCCTCCTACAATAACAAGTATACATTATTTATTATGAATTGTCAATGCTTAATAACTACATTTTGTTTTATTAACTTTTGCCGTCGTCCTTGTCTCTGTTATAATAATAATTTAATACAGCCCCTATTAAATGCTATTATGAGATAATAAAATAATTATACCCTGCTATTATTGCCCCTATTATAATATAATTAAATCATTATGTATACTAATACTGCCATAAGGAAAAAAGCCAATATGCCACTTAATAACAGACTTAATAAAGACATGAATAATGCCATGAGTAAAGGTGTTAATAAGGACTACAAGCGGACAATAGGCAGTTAATAATAAAATAAAAAGACGGTCGTGCTAAGACATGCGAAAATAGTTTTATTATGTGTTTAGTTATTCTGTTATAGAATAACTACCACGACTTTGTTTATTCATAAGGACTTACAACAAAACACCTGGTCGGGTCTCGTTTAGCAAAGTTAATAACTGCCTATTTTTAACACCCAATTGTCTGAAAAACTTCAATAAACCAGTCCCCTAGACTGGCTTTTGAGCGATTTTCACATAAAATCGCCCCCTTCTACTTCTTTCTAATAAAAACCTCACAATGCTCAAATCTGCCCCAACCAGCCCTATTGTAGACCAAGCTCGCAGACCTCGCTGGCTACTTCTACGACCCTGATTACTGATTTCTACGATTTCAGTAATTACAGTATCTTAATAATATATTTAATTATAATAAATTCTTTTATTAACTACTTAATAATAATATTTCTTTCAGCCCCTAATCTAATGATTTAGCAAAATTATGTTATTAAGAGCCAGGCTAGGATTTAGCATATAATACATTTAACACTGTCGCAAATTCTATATAGATATTGTGACATCTAAATCTCATATTATTATCTAAGTCTTTATAATATAAATAGTTAGGATTGACAAACTGGCTGACACCCTGGTTACTCCACAGAATAACGCCAATTAGCATGGTTATAGTTCTTTAGAACTATATTCTTTTTTTATATATCCTTCTTTTAGAATATATACTATAACTATAATTAATAATAAAGAGTAAAGGATAGATAGTAATAAAGAATAAATGTAGCGTTCCGCAGGAACGTGAAGGTGGTTACGTTACTGAACATTGTGAATAGAGAGTTACCAGAAGCGAAGTAGTAGCCATGTGGCGGAGTGGTAGCCATATTGAGGGTGGGGCAATGTTCAGCGAAATAATAATATAATGCTATATAATATATATAGTTATATATAATGTTAGGAATTAGCTATTGATTGGAGACTATATAATATGATATACTTATTGTAGAGCCAAAGGCTATGAATAGCAATGGGGTGAGAACACTGGTGCATGTCCAGACCAAAACTAATACTAATCCCCAACGGCTCTAAAAAGGAAAGAATTCAGTGCAAGACGGAAAAGGAAAATTTTACAAAAACCTGAATTTGCCTTCAAAGTTAAAAAAGTTGTTATATGAGTATCGTAAGATTAGATGGCAAATGCAAAGAGATAAATAATTTAGCGGAGTGGAGCAGTGGTAGCTCGCTTGGTTCATACCCAAGAGGTCGTAGGTTCGATTCCTACCTTCCGCAACCACAGAGGATGGGATAATTGGTAGTCTCCTCGCTTTGGAAGCGAGTGGTGCTGGTTCGACTCCAGCTTCTCTGACCAGAGGGAAAAATTCTAGAGGCAGAAGGTTGGTCTCCAAAACCAGCAGTGATAGTTCGAGCCTATCTTCCCTCGCCAGGGCGATTCGTCTAATAGTAGGACACTGCACTTGCAATGCAGTAACAAGAGTGCAATTCTCTTATTGTCCACCAGTGAGTGTAGTTCAATGGTAGAACATCAGTCTTCCAAACTGATTACAAGGGTTCGATTCCCTTTACTCACTCCAGCTAGGATAGCTCAATTGGAAGAGCAAGTGCCCTGTAAGCACAAGGTTAGAGGTTCGACTCCTCTTCTTAGCTCCAAGTAGAGTAGCATAACTGGTAATGCTCCTCCCTGTTAAGGAGAAAGATGTAAGTCCGAATCTTACCTCTACTGCCATATTGAAGGTTCAAGTCTGTTTTCCATAGCCAGGAGATTTATGAGCGAAGATGATATTTTTGAAATAGCTGACGATATTAACGAAGAGATATTTTCAGTAATAGAAGGAATTTAAAAGGAGAAATAAATTAATGAATAAAGAAATGTCAGATTTTTATTTAGGTTGTTATAAATCATCATATGACAAAAGAGATTGGCTTGTTACTTCTTTAGTGGCAGACATGGTAGATGTATTACCTATAAAATATGATATAACCGACAAGATGACATTAGTGCAGAATCAAGGAAACGAAGGTTCATGCGTTGGATTTTCGGGGTGTGCAATTAAAGAATATCAAGAGCAAATTGATTATTCTAGATATATACGATTGTCAGAAAGATTTATTTATGAGGAATCCAAGAAAATAAGTGGACATAGTGAAGGCACTACTTTAAAAGCATGTGCAAAAGTTCTTGTTGAAAAAGGAATTTGTGAATATAAATTTTGGGAATATAAACCTAAAGAAGTTGGTGAACGTAAGCCAGGAGCAGATGCTAATGCTTTAAAATATAGAATACAAGCAGGTTATGTTAGAATCACAAACGAAAAAGAATTAAAAGCTTCATTAATAAAATATGGAGCAATTCATCTTGGAGTTTTAGTATATCGAAATTGGTATAAACAAAACAAAGGACATATTCCTAACTTAGGTTTTTGGGATAATTGGCTTGCTCGTCCTCTAGGAGGACATGCAATTGCTTTAGTAGGATATAATGATGAAACTAAAGAATATAAATTTAAGAATTCTTGGGGTAAAGATTGGGGAGATGCTGGTTATGGGTATATAAGTTTTAAACACATGAAACAAATAATGATGGATGCTATATGTTATATTGATATTGATGACCCAAATGATTTTGTTCCCTCAAAAATAAAAACAGTTAATGATTTATCTTCTAAGGAACGTAAAAATAGTTGGATATAAAATGAGAAAACCCTATCATAAATGTAAACTTTGTGGGAAAGATATTTGGGGAAAAGAGTATTGCAAAGTCTGTTTAGGTTTAATTATAAAAGGTAAAAATAATCCTTTTTTTGGTAAACATCATACTAATAAAACTAAAAAACAAATGAAATTACATCATGCCGATGTCTCAGGTAAGAATAATCCTTTTTATATACATGGCGAAACTTTGATAAAAACTTATTGTAAAATATGTAACCGATTACTTGGAAAAAATGCTTTTTATTATGAAATTGAATTATGTAAATCTTGTTCTAAAAAAGAACAATTTAAAGACCCAAGAAAACATCCTCGATTTGGAACAAAAGCCTCAAACGGTAAAAAAATACAATATAAAAATAATTATATGCGTTCCAATTGGGAAGTATTATATGCTAAATATCTAGATAAAAATAATATTAAATGGTTATACGAATCAAAAACTTTTGATTTAGGTAATACAACTTATACTCCTGATTTCTATTTACCTGAAACTAATGAATATATAGAGATAAAAGGTTGGTGGAGAGATATTTTTAAAATTAAGTTTAATATTTTTAAACGACAATATTCTCAAATCAAGATTAAAGTTTTAATGAAACCAGAATTACAGAAATTAGGAATCTTATAATTTATGGAACAAATAAAAGGAAGAGATTTGCAGATGTGGGATATAGTATTTATGGATGACCGTAATAAATGGAATATCGGAGCTAAAGCGGTTCGTATTCTATCCAATGGCGGAAAACATCCTGATAATGAATTTGTTCCTGCTCATGTCGGAATCGTTATAGAAGAAAATGAAAATCTGCACGAAGTTAAAATCATCCAAGCTTCATTAACAGGAGTAAGAATAAAGAAATTAGGGATGTGGTCTTTAAATAAAGACTGTAATTTAGTTGCTAGGAGATATAAAGAAGTTATAACCGATGTTCAAAAAAGAAAATTAAAATCTTGGACACATAGTAAGTTAGGACTAGGTTATGATTATTTTTCTTTTTTATTTATATTTATAAGATATGTTCTTATTTCTGGTGTAGAAAATCCTATAATCAAAGAAGTCATTAAACATTTTCCTAATTTTTTACAAAATAAGTCTCGATATTCTTGTTCTGAGTTTATTTGGGAAGCGTGGAAAAATTGTTTTGGAGTAAATATTTGGACTAATATTTATCCTAGTGATATTAGTCCATATGACGAATTAAGAAGTAAACGGTTTAGAACAATCGGAAGATTTTATAATTATGATTATCCATATTTTCCAAAATTAGACAGTCAAGATATTTTTCCAGGTATGAAAAGAGGAGATTTGATTCTTCTCTATTATAAATATGACCCAATAGGATTTTTAATCCGTAGAAAGACTCACAGTAATTGGAATCATATTGGAGTAGCTCTTAGTGAAACACAAATGATAGATTTAAGAGCTACCAAATTAAGAGTTACTCATATTAACGATTTTTTAAATAGTCCAATCTATAAAATTAAGTTGTTAAGAATTGATAATCTTCCAGATGAAGCAATAGAATATTTGATAGAAACTTTATACGCACAACCAAAGAAAAGAATTTATTGGAAGATGTTGTGGAAATTTTTCTTGTTATTTTTAAATATTCCATCGAACATAGTAATTAGCTGTTCTGAGGTCATTGTAAAAGCATTAAAAGAAAAAAATATAGATTTAGTTCCAGATAAAGATATTAGACTAGTTACACCAGAAGATATAAATAGAAGTAAACTTGTCAGTGTTATCTGGCAATTTGTAAATTTTATGTAAGGGCAGTAAACAGATACGCCAGGCGTAAATAAACAAAGGAGGTCATGACACATGGATTGGTTGACAAAAATTAAGGAGTTTATACAGCAATTTCTCAGTTCTGAAATACTCCAGAAGATAGTAGGGCTTTTGACGACTGCTGTTGAATGGGTAAAGAAGCTGATTGAATGGCTGTATGGTGCGGTTACTGGTTTGTTTAGGTAAACATTATTGAAAGTTTTAACTTGTTATAACATAATAAGTTAGAGCTTTCATGTTATGGGGGAGGCTCTTTATAGGGTCTCCCCTTATTTTTAATATTAATATAAATATATATAATATATGAACTTATAAATAAAAATATTATTAGCCCTTGATTGGAGAGGCTAGTATATGGTATACTTATACTAGAGGAACATATGGAATCGTATAATACCTTTTTTTCATTTTATATATCTATTTTGACACAACCCTTTTACTATCAATTAGATAGTAAAACTCCGAAGTCTTAACCAGGCTTCGGTTTTTTTTTTCGACGTAAGGAGTAAGAATGTCATCTAAGTCTAACAATAGTAACGAGTTACATGATTTTAAGTATGATTTTGAAGGTATTGGGCTTACAGCAGAGGAATTAAAACCTGCCAAGAAAAGTTTTAATGATTACCGTAAACGTTATCATATAGAGTCTTTAAGTGATTTACATCTTTTGGAAGAGCTTGTATATAAAGAAACATTACTTCAGAGAACTAAGAAACAGATTAACGAGGCTACCGAAAACAAAAGACTTAAAGATGCTAACTATGTTCCTACTCATCTTCATCAAGTCGAAGATGATATGATTAATACAATTGTAATGCTTAAAGAAAAATTGGGTCTATTTAAAGCACAAGACAATCAAGACCCTTTTCAGTATATTCAAACTTTAAAAAAGAAATTTAACAAATGGATGGAAGAGAATCAAGGTTCGAGAACTTTTCCTTGTCCCCATTGTTTGCAAATGGTAATGCTTAAAATTCGCACTGATATTTGGGAAGCACAAAAACATCCGTTCTTTAAGGACAAGATTTTAGCAAATGAAAAGTTATGGAAGCTTTATAAAGAAGGCAAAATTACAAAGCTTGAGGTTGCAGAGGTTTTAGGAACTTCAGAGGCTTATGTTGATTGGTTAGAAAGAAAAATTTATAGTAAGACTGAATATCCTGCCTAGTTTCTGCTTTTGATTTTCTCATCCCGAAAGTTTTAATGCTAACAGAAAAAATAACACAAGAAGAACTTGTATTTATGGAAAATTGGCATCAGCCTGTATGTATGGCAGAGTGCTTATTTTCTAATTTTGATAATTTCACCGAATTTACAGAAGATAAATTTGGAGTATTAAGGCTTTATCAGTTTCCGATGTTATCTTATGAATCTATAATAGACGAAAAAATTCCTGGTTTAACAGAAAAACAACAATTTAATCTAAGAAAAAATGTTGGAGACACCGTGAATTTTGGTGCTCGTAAATATGGAAAAACTCTTTGCACAGAAAAATTAGATGTCCCTCTTTCAATGTTACATGATGACGGATTTCCTTGTGGATTTGCTTCTACAGATTCTATTCATTTAAGAGGAGTATTGGATTTTTTAAAAGCAGGAATAGATTTCCATCCTATTCTTAAATGTTGGAAGCAAAGACCAATAAGAACGTCACCAAATTATAAAATAGAAGCAAAAAATGGCTGGATACTCGAAGGTGTAAATATGAATCTACAGTCTAAGAATCCAGGACATCAGTTCTTTCAAAAGCATCTTAAAAAACTTTGGATAGAAGAAGCTAGTTTTGAACCTGAAAAAGTCTACGAAAAAAGAAAAGACTCGGTTTCGGAATTAGGAGCAGTCATTAGATTATCTGGAATGACAAATTTTACTAAACATATGCCAGCAGGTAAAGCTTTTGATGACCCCGATAATAAAATGAAGAAAATTAACTTGCCACAGTATGTCAATCCTTTTTGGGACGAAAAAGAAGAACGAGAAAGACTGAAAGACTATGGAGGGAGAGATACTTTAGCTTATAAAGTTTTTGTTGAAGGAGAAGTAGTAGAAGATGGAGTGTCTGAGTTTGATATGGAAAGAGTTAAAGATTGTTATTTGGATAAAAAAGAAATTAAAGCTATGGAAATAAACAAAGATTCTTTTCGTTATTTTCGTAGTTTGATAGTTCTTGAAAGACCTAAAAATGCTGACCGTATATTTGTATGTGCTGATATTGGAGAATCCGCAGGAACAGAAATTATAATATTATCAGAAGTGGGCGAAATTTATAATTATCTTTATAATATTACCTTATACAATTTAATACACGACGAACAATTAGAAGTTTTTAAATTTATAATAGAACAGATTCAGGCTAATGTAATAGGACTTGATTGTGGAGATGCATTAGGACGCACATTAGCAGACGATTTTGAAAAACTATATTCTAAAGACAACGTAGTGCGTTATGCAGGAACTACTAAAATCGACGTAGAGTTTGAAAAAGACGCTTCTGGTAAAATAGTATTTAAAGATGGTAAACCTATTTATCGTCAGGAATTTATGTCTGAATGGTCGGTAAGACGATTACAGGCATTATTATATCATACGAGAGTCAGAATACCATTCGATTATAAATTTGATAAACAAATTAATTCAGTAATCTCAAAAATTTCAGGAACAAGAAAAGTTTATATGTGTTTATGCGAAGCAGACCATATGTTTGATGCATGGCGTGTATTTGCGATAGCTGAATGGTTAAAAGCGAGTTTTAATCAGACTCCTCAAATTAAAAAACAACATGGAATAGGAACGAGTTTTTAATGAAAATAATAAAAAAACCTTATAATTGTAAAAATATGAACTGTCAAAACAAAGTTTATTATAAGACTTTTTATTATGGTTCTGGCTACTGTGGTTCTTGTTCAGCGAAATCAAGAGTTAGATTATCTTTATCCACAGAAACTAAATTAAAAATAAGTAAATCTTTATTAGGGAGAAAAAGACCAGATATAAGTAAAAACATGATGGGAATAGGAAATCACCGTTATACAGGGAAAATCAATTACTGTAAGAATTGTAATCAACAACTTAAAAATTTAACAGCTAATTATTGTTGGAATTGTTATATAATACTTGGATTAAATACTGGAATTAATGCATCGAATTACATAGATGGAACAAGTCGAAATAAATATGCTTTTGGTTTTACTTCAAAACTCAAATATCAAATAAGAACAAGAGATAATTTTGAATGTCAAAATTGTAATATGACAGAAAAAAAATATTTAAGTGTTTATGGAAGAGTTTTAGAAATTCATCATATTGATTATAATAAAAATCATCATCAACCAGAAAATTTAATATCTTTATGTAAACAATGTAATGTAAGAGCGAATTACAATAGAAATATATGGAAAGAAAAATTTTTAACTATGTTAATTAATAAAGGAGTAATTAATGGATAATAAT